TTCGTCTTGATATTTTTCTATTTTTATATTATTTTTATTTATTGATACTGTTTCATAATATACACCACCGCGGAGAATACATATATCTCCTTCATTGCATGAAGATATACAATCTTGTATAGAATTGAATGGAAAATGAAAGGATCCATTTGAATGTGATTGTTTCCAATTAGAAACATAATATATATTTGGAATTTGTACAGGGGCTGTTGGTGGTGAAGCAACATATTCTGTGGTACATATTTCAGAACATATACCCACTGTATGTTGAGATAATTCATTATTCCAATTACAACATGTTTCATTTGCGTTGCATTCGCTTGTACCGGTACATTGTATTGGTGATGGAGTAGGATGAGGAGGTGGTTGGTTTGGAAAATACGGGGGTTGATTAGACGTATCCGGTGGTACATGTGATGATAATACAGCGAAAGTGTAATAAGTTATAAATAATGTCAACTTCATTTATAAATTTTTAACACATAAAAAAATAATAGTTACTGTTCTATTCTAAAATTTTGTATTGATATACTTGTAGTTCATTTGTTTCTTTCCATAATCCAGGTTTTGTATGTATTATAAATGTGGTTTGTAATGAGTCATCGATTTCTTCAATATATTTTGAAAATATAAGAAAGTAATCGTATAGCTTCTCCAAATCTTTTAATTTTTTATCCGACATTTGAACAAGAACTGCCCCCGCCTTTTTACCTGTTTTTTCAATTACATTAAACGACATTTGGACAATTTGTTTTTGATTTAATATAGAAGGCCAATTTCCTCTATAGGAGTAAAATATTGGGTCTAAAAGATCTGAAAAACCACCTGTGTAAAATGCATTATAAATATTTCCATTACCTATATCTTTTAATATTTCTTCTATTACTTTTTCATGTTTTACCAAGTACATTATTATATTATTTTTTTCATCTTCTCTTTTAATAATATTTTGACAAGATGTTGCAAACTCTTTTATTCTGTTTTTAACATCGTTATTGTCATAATATGTCATATCAATTTGCACTATTTTCCTATATTCTTTATATAAAAGTATGGTATTTATCAAACATTCTATTGGTAGAAAATTATCATCTTTCCATGTATCGTAAAAACATTGGGACATATATATAATAGATGTAAAATTTATTTATAAGTTATTTTTACACATTTTAAATACTTTCTAGAAAGATTTTGTAGGATGTAAAGTTGTGTTACAAGAAAAAATATATGGATCAACATCAACAACCACCACCATGCAAAATGTGACCAAAGAACCGATGCTCGACGATGACAATAAACGCTATACTTTGTTTCCTATACAACATACGGATGTATGGGATATGTATAAAAAAGCAACTGCTTCATTTTGGAAAGTAGAAGAAGTTGATTTAGGTTCAGATCTTACAGATTGGAATAATCTATCAGACGATGAAAAATATTTTATAAAACATGTTCTTGCATTCTTTGCTGCTTCTGACGGAATCGTGAATGAAAATTTGGCAGAAAATATGAATCGCCAAGTTGTATGGATGGAAGCAAAATGTTTTTATGGTTTTCAAATTGCAATCGAAAATATACATGCAGAAATGTATTCATTACTTATAGATACATATATAAAAGATACTTCCGAAAAGAATTCATTATTTAATGCAATAGATAATCTACCCGCAGTAAAGAAAAAAGCAGAGTGGGCGGTTCGTTGGATTGAAAATAAAGATGCAAGTTTTGCACAATTATTGGTTGCGTTTGCAGTTGTTGAAGGTATATTTTTCTCTGGTTCATTTTGTGCAATCTTTTGGCTTAAGAAACAAGGAAAAATGCCAGGTCTTACCTTTGCAAACGAGTTAATTTCGAGAGATGAAGGAATGCATACAGAATTCGCTTGCCTTTTATATTCTAAACTCGAAAACAAGTTGTCAACAGAAGAAATTTATGAAATTGTAGAAGATGCTGTAAATTGTGAAAATGAATTTATTACAGAAGCACTTAGTGTCAGTTTACTTGGCATGAATACAGAACTTATGACAGTTTATATAAAATATACAGCGGATTATTTGTTAGGAATGCTTGATGTTCCCAAACTTTATGATGTTCCATTACCATTCGATTTTATGCATATGCAATCATTGACAGGAAAAACAAACTTTTTTGAGAAGCGTGTCGGTGAATACCAAAAATCTGGTGGTGGATATGAGTTTGCAAATGATGATGAAGATTTTTGAGTTGTCATATAATTAGACGTTAATTTTTTATTTTTTTCTTTATATAAATGAGAGAAAAGTTTCGTAGTATTAGTGCTTTGTTTGGTGAAGAAGACGAAAAAAAGTTTTCACATGCACTCCGTGATGAGAATTTTACATGGATTGCAGAGTATGAAGCAGAGGTAAACGAATTTATTGATGATTTTATTAAGATATGTTTGCGTTTGGGTCTCGCTGGTACTTCTGAACAAGAAGCTATGGTTGGTGCACGGCATACTTACAAAAGTAAAAAACTAATGAAAAAAGTTCTTTGTCAAATTGAAATACAAAATAATCCGGGTGTCGACAACACGGATGGGAACATTATAAATAAGTATGTATTAAGCATGAAACTTCAATACATTAAATTAAATGATAATACGATCGTAACTTGTAGCAAACAAAGAACATTTGAACATCAATATGAATGTTCTAAAATTCGTGAACAAATATTGAATTGGTTTGTAGAATTTAAAGATAATTTAGATGATATGGTTATTAACGATTTTCCTCAATAATTTATACGTTACCATAATGTTTTAAAAAATATTTATCATTCTCAAAAAATGAATAGAGCAGAATATTTATTAAACTGTTCCATAACTTATAAAAACTCAAAATTAAGAGACCGAAAAGTCCCAGACACGTTTCAATCTGAATATGAAGCGAAAAAAGTCATGCTCGATGTTTTATTACATGAAGCAAAAGAATCTTTTGAAAAGAATATAATTCAACCAGAAACATTATCGTATTGTCCTATTGATTTGGACACAGAAAAGCCTGGCATATACAAGGAAGAAAAAGAGGTTATTCGTAAATCTGCACCATTTCCAAAGATTCATTATTCTATAAATCCTAAAAGTGTAAATAAAGAAAAATACGAGTCATCGACTCAGGAAATAGAAACAAAACCTAAAAAATATCCCAAAAACGTAGAAAGTGCATATGAAAAAACATTAAAAGATTCTTCTAAACATTTAGAAAAACAAGAGCGCAGAGCTTGCAGAGAATTGGAAAAAGAATTGGAAAAAGAAGAAAAGAAGAGGTTACTTGCGGAGGAAACACCAGAACAGAGAGAAGAACGTCTTAAAGAACAACGCGAAAAGCGAAAAAGAAAAAAAGAAGAAAATAAAGACAAACCACCAAAAGAGAAGAAGGAAAAAAAGACAACACCAAAGGATGAAATAGACGAGATGGAACCTGCATATGATGAAATTTTACCACCACCTCCTAAACGTGTATCCTCTAAAATTCAGTTTTATGAATGTCCTATTCCACATGATAGACATATGTATGCGTTAGAGCGTTGTGAGCTAAATGATGAACTTAGTCAAGTATTATTAAATAATATTCATGACGAAGATACTGTTAAAATTATTCAAGGTCCACCAGGAACAGGAAAAACAAATTCTCTTCTTGATATCATAAAAAATAAGAGTGGAAGAATTTTATGTTGTGCAACCACAAATGTAGGTGCTGCTGATTTATACAACCGTTGTGTTAGAATGGGAATAAAAGACTGTTCTTTAATATTACCTCCTGATCGTATTCCAAAAGATACTATACTTATGTCTGAAGATCCTACACAAAGAATTGTATGCTGTACAGTTTCTGGTAGAAATGGAAAACATTTACATGACCAAGAATTCGAAACTATCTTACTAGATGAAGCAGGTCAATGCATGGAAGCATGTGTTTGGGGTCTTTTAAGGCATTGTGTAAATTTCTTTTGCATGGCTGGTGATATTTATCAGCTTCCTTCACAAACTTCTGAATCGGGAAAGGAGTTGAAACATGACCGTTCGCTAATGCAGAGACTTATAGAGAATGGTTATCCATTCACAGAACTTAAGATACAGCGACGAATGCATCCGGAAATATCCAGTTTTCCAAACAATTTTTTCTATGGTGGAAAATTAAAAAATCAAGCTACATTAGAAAATTCGGATGAACAACCATACAAAATAGTAAATATAAAGGGAACTGTTTCACAAGATAAAACAAGTTATTTGAATAAAGATGAAGCTGATAAATGCATAAAAATATACAATGAACTTTCTAAAAAATATAAAAATATTGTAATTATAACACCATATACATCACAATGCAAAGTATTACTTTCTTATAAAACTGGTGTACCCATCCATACTATAGATTCCTTCCAAGGAAAGGAATGTGATTGTGTGATATTATCGATGGTAAGATCTGGATCCGATATAGGGTTTTGGTCAGATCCGAGAAGACTTACAGTAGCACTTACTCGTGCAAAGAATAAACTTGTAGTAGTAGGTGATGCGGAATCATGGAAATCGTCCCCTCTGGTTGAAATGACAAAGGATGCCAAAGAAAGAAATTTGTACTTTTAATCAATCAACTACAATTTTAAATCCTTGGTCGATCCACCAAACAAATGTTTCTATTGGATTTAATATAGATGAAATATAAACTTTATCAATTCTTTGCGTTTGAGCAAATTTTAAAACACTATTTAGCAATTTATATCCTTTAACATCATTTTGTTTTTTTTCTGTTTTGTGTTCGGCAACACACAGTAAATGTATGTAAATGTATGGTTTATTTATTTTTTCATCTCCTTTTTTACTTAATGTGAAATATACACACCCAGCCGTTTCCTGACTTTTTTCATGTATATAATGTGTTATTTTTTTCTCTGATATTTGTTTTTGAAGCTCAATTTGAAACTCTTTCATGATAACAGACTTTTCACCTCGTTTACAATATTCTTGAAGATGTATGATACCTAGTTCAGATACATCGTTTTTATTTTCATCTGTCACCGATTTTATATTGTATGTTTGAGTTATATTATCAGAACCAACAGATTTATACATAAAGATACCGTCTAAATATCCTGTAGTATGTATTACAAGATACCTTTGATCATCTAAAAGAATGATAAAAGGTCGACCCGATCTTAATATTGTTTGTATTTTTATACTGGGCGGATCATTTGGATTCAAATTGAACAAAGATCCATCTGTTTTTTTCAAAAATTTATCGACATTTTGTAAACTTATATTGTAATGATCCAAACCATGTGTAAGTATACCTTTTAAATCATGACTTCTAGTAACATTTTTCAAATAATCCTTGTCTTGAATACTAAAAAATCCTTTTAGAATAAATCTTTTAGGCAATTCTAGATTAAAATTTTCCCCGACTTTTATTTCATTCATTTCTTGTGTATTAAGAATATGGTGCCTATCTTCTTTGTTTAAAAAAGAATGGTAGTTATATTCTATATATACAGGTTGAATCTTGTCCTTTCCTTTACGTGTATCCCTTACAATTTTTGTTCTTATTATTTTATCGGGTGAGTATTCTATGAGTTTTTGTTTCTTCGATGATCGATATAAATATTCTAATTGAATTGCTGCATTCCACATTTATTGTTATACTTTTTTTATTTTATGAGTAGTAAGTTTTAAAGTATTTTTTATGTTATTTTTTTATGATTATTCTATCATATTACTCACAAAAAACATTATTCTTGTTGAAATAATCTTTACAAAAAGGACAACTTATAATATGTTTGGGTATTTCTATTTTTGAGTTTTCAAAAAATTTTCTCTCACTTGTGTATGCTTTTATGTGTTGGTTAAGACACGATTCACATATTTTATGATTTTTGTAATATGGATCAGCTTTCTCTTCCCATAATCCATTTTTCAAACTCCCGTTACATGGTAAATTACAATTTGCTTCATTTTCAGAACATATGGGACATATTTTATCTTCTTCCTCGATGTTTATTGTTGTTGAAAGTTTATGGACGATGTCTCTAACATCATTTTCATCAAAAGTAACAAGTTGGTAACGTTTATATTGTCTGGTCGGCTTGCTTTTGTATGATAATATTTCTACTGCATATTTACAATCATCAAAACTCTTATTTATTTTCGTCCCCTTTTTAAACGTTTTCTTTACATGTGTTGCGTAACCATATTCGTCATATTTAAGACTTGGAATTAATTTATGATAAATCACTCTACCATTACTGTTTACAGGTTTTGAAGGAAGACTTTCTACATATTCTCCATAAGTGTTTATATATGTTCCTTTAGGTGGTTTGAATAAGTTTATATTAGGTGGATTAAATGGTTTGTCATCCTCGATTTTTGGATTTCTTCTTATTCCATTCATTGCATCATCATCCTCATAGATTCGTAACGATATTTCTGACGGCTCCATTATTTCTGACGGATTCATGCCTACTTCAACCCACACGTATTCATATTTTTCAATGTCTTTTCCTTCTTCTAATTCGAAAATCGGTTCTGAAACAATTCTACCCAACAACATTTCCCTTGATTGAGAATTGACAAGAACTTTTACAAGTTCTCCTTTTTCCAAATATCTTTGAAAACTGCTATTTGGATTTATCCATCTTTCTTCTTTTTTTATAGAGTATGATGGTGGCTTATCGTCATTATCAATAATATTAATAAATCCTGATATTTCACTATCTTTAGAAATTGATTTTTTGGGAATTGTTTGAACAACATCTACCTTATCACCAACTATTGTATCAATATTTTTGGGTACGACTAGTGTACTTTTTGGTATTAATGATGCACTTTTTGGTATTAATGATGCACTTTTTGGTATTAATGATGCACTTTTTGGTATTAATGATGCACTTTTTGGTACTAATGATGTGCTTCTTGGTACTAATGATGTGCTTCTTGGTACTAATGATGTGCTTCTTGGTACTAATGTGCTTGTTGGTGCTGATGTGCTTCTTGGTACTAATGGTGTATTTTTTGGTGCTGATGTACTTCTTGTTACTGTATCATTTTTCGTGAAAGATGGAATACGTATTGTCTTTGTCTTTTCTGAAGATGGTGATGATGGTGGTACTAGTGCAACATAATGTAATCCTTTATACTTACCTATTCCACCTTTTAAATTTCTTATTACAATATAATGTTTACACTCGTTTATATCTATGTCGGGTGTTGATACAGACCAAGCATTATCTTCTTCACTATGTAATATTATACAAATTTTATAAAGTTTTGAAATAGTATTTATCTCGTCTGTGAATGCCCATTCACCATCTTTTTCTATTCGTTTTATTGCTCGTTTATCAATCTCATTTCCTTTACTTTTTAAGAATGAAACAAGTTGTTTTCTCATCAGTCTTTGATGTTCTCGTGGTCGTCGCCTTGAAATGTTACCTGGGAATAATCTAACAATATCCATTTCAGGTGGAAGATTCCACATTCTAGCCGAATCCAATACTGCATCGTATAAACAATTTCCATCTCCTAGGTTGTCAACAACTTTAAACCTTTTAGAAGGGAATTCTTCAAATATTGTATCTTTTAAATAGTTTTCATATCCTGTATTTGTCATTGATATATTCACAGGATTTTCGGAAGCAATATTTTGTTTATTGACCGGTTTTGAAGTAAGATTATTTGTAATACTACTCGAAGAACTATTAGTACTATTACTTCGTTCTACAACAGAGAACAAAAGCTTTGGTAATATGTTATTTATGAAATAATCAAATTTTATATGCTCGTAAACGTCTATTTTTTTTTCATTCCAATTTAATGATATTTTTGTTACTTCTGCTAAATTACCATCTAATATACTTGTAAGTAGTATTTGTGGTGAATTCATTTTGTGAACTACACGTGCAAATACTCCTCTTGCTTGTGCCGAAGCTGGTAATATATTTTCTTGTCTGGGATTATATATAATAAAATCAGATTCATGTATATCTTCAAAATTAATATTCATTTATTAAAGCAAAAAAAAATTAATATCGAGTAATAAAGGAAATGATTACATTGTCCAAAAACTGTGACGAATATACGGATCATGTTTCTTCACAAATAAATGTTGTTGCAACACACAATGAATCGACTAATTGTGTTATAAGAACAACCGTTATGTCGTGTCAAGAAAAACAATTTGAAAAACCTGATGATTTTACAATGAGTACTATAAGGGAAAAAGTTTCTTCACTTGCAGAAGGTAATAGCGCATGTATTGGTTTAAATACTTCTAACTTCGATTATAATATTCAAACTGTCATAATTGGTGCAAAAAGTACAGAATTAAGCGGAAAAGATTTGTATGAAAGAAGAATGGCGTCAAATTGTGCGGACGGTTTTGATATCGGTAAAATAAATTCACATAATCATTATACTTGTAGAAATTTTGGCGAAATGGAGCGTACATCAGATGGTAAAATGGTTAAAAATTATCATATGAAGTTTACTGGAATATTACCCTCATGTGAAAAAGGATTTGAGTTGTCAGAACAAACAGATGAAGATATTAAAAAGCTTGTTCAATATAGAGCTAAAGAAGAAGGGTTAAAAATGAAGTTTGAGGATATTGCATGTGATACATTTGGTTCTCCCGTAATGTAATTTTACACTTTACATTTATACTCACACTCAATTCAAACACCGAATTCATACCTTTGAATATTTTTTTTATCGTGTAAATGAATTTTGTTGTGCATCTTCTGCTGTTCCTCGTCGCTTCGGATACAGATTTGATGCCTCCCTTTCCTTCACCATCACCCTTGCCTCCTTGTCCGCCACCCACACAAGATAAACGCGGATTGAATACTCAAACAACTTCAAGATTAAGTGCACACGGTCCCACATGATTCTCACCACACACAAACCTCACACGCGATCCACGCTTGAAACCATACACATTTTCAGTGTAAAGGACACGGTTGTCGTCCTGGCGCTGGACCTTGCCCCATCCCTTTGAGTGAATAAAGACGATATTACCAATACACATTGTATTCTGGATTTTATCACCGCTTCTTTTTGTTTTTTTTTGGACCTTAATGAAATCATTATCATCCTGTTCGTTACAGTCTGCCCAAACTGAACGGGTAATACTTGGGAGATCTGAAATTACCGGAACATTCTTCTCATCTTTGTGATCATCATCTTCGATGCTGAGAATGTTGAAGTTCGCTGCCTTGGTCACCATCGTTGGTTGTTTTTGAGTCTTTGGGACTTTGCGTCTCTGGTTGTTCAGTGTGTTTGATCCAGGCCTATATTTATCTCACTGTGATATTCTATCAAGTTTAAATCATATTATTTTGAATACGTACCCACATTTGTGCACCCTTTTTGTGTTCATATGATAAAGGGTTGTTGAAATATTCTGCATCTTTTAATTTCCAACCATAAATCTTCTTGTATTTTATTTTAGAAATATCAGATACTTGATGCAAATGTATTGTATTTATTAAGTCATCTTTATTTAGTGGACCGATACAACCATCAAATGTCACTCTTCCAATGCTTCTACCTTTTTTACCGAGATATATAGTTGTACCAATAGGTAAATTACATCTTTTTCCACGAAGTTCAATAGTTTTTGTTTTTTCCTTTATTATTTTATCAATCCATGTTTCATGAATAATCAAAACAAGGCTATTTTCAGGAACCATTGTCATCGTCGTAAGATTCTATACTTTTTTGCTGTGTAAGATTATTCTCTTGTAGGAGATTATCCCATGGTATCAAGTCTAAGTTACCACCAATATAATTGTTTGCGCGTCGATTTGTTGGAACGGGATTTACTTTGTAAAAATCTGGTTTTCTGTCTGGTGGTAAGAAATATGGACCAAAAGACGCAATAAAAATAAAAAATGCCACCTTTCTTGTTAATTTACCAGATTGTGACATTTGTATTTTATTGTTATGGGAATATGATGCCTGATGTGCATATTTTGATACCATTACTGGACTGTTAATAAATGTCATTTTTTGCTACTTTTGAAAAGTAGCAAAATAAAAACTAATTCCAAATTTACAATTTAAAGTTTATTTATAATCAGATTACAATCGTTAAATATAAAAAAGTGTGAGAATGCCTAAGAAAGTAGATGAATGGCATCAAATGGGTACTCCCACAACACCTTCTCAGGTAAACAATTTTTTTGATTTGTGTACCAAATGGTTGGTTGGTACACCATCATCGACCAAAACAATCAAATTCGGAAATTTAAACACATACGAATGTGACGATAAATTTGATACAGAACATTTTACATTTTTAGAATCCGATATAAATATTAATAATAAAAGAGTGTGTTTCAGCTGTAAAGGAACAACTGATGTAAAAATGGTGATTTCTAATCCGTTTACACGAAAGAATCAATTATTCGTATGTAATAATTGTTTTTGCTAATCAGAATTATAGTGAGCAAATTTTTAAAGTAAATAATGGAACAAAATAACATAACTAGCACAATCGCACCATTCAGAGCTTGGATATCAAGTCAGGTTTCACATTATGATGCTTCACATGATATTGTACACTTGGATAATGTTGTTGCCCATGCA